TGATGCCAAAAGAGGTCGATGGGACTTTCCTGAGTTGAAGGCGACAGCTTACGATGAATTTATGTATTGGCAACCAGACTCAGTGCTGATAGAATCACAAGCAAGTGGTACTCCTTTGACGCATGAGTTGAGAATGATGGGGATCCCAGTTGTGAACTATCGTCCAACGAAAGGAAGAGACAAAGTCACTCGAGTGCATTCGGTATCGCCAGTGTTTGAAGCTGGTATGGTCTGGGCTCCAGACACGATCTTCGCAGAAGAGGTGATAGAAGAATGTGCGGCCTTTCCGTATGGAGAGAACGATGATTTTGTAGATTCGACAACACAGGCTATACTAAGATTTCGTCAGGGCAACTTCGTAAGACTTGATTCAGATGAGGAAGACGATGAGCCAGTGCCGAAACAGAGAATATACTATTAGGAAATATGATGGCAAAAGCAAAAGGACTTAAAAAAGGTTTAGATAAGATAAGCAAGAAGATGGATAATCTAAAACTTAAAGCAAAGTCTGTTGATCCATTTACATACCCAGATGTAAGAAAAAAAGCCGCAACCAAGCTTAGGGTAAAACAAAAAATAAAAAAACTTAATAACGATTCATTACCACCTAAAGTAAAATTAGCCAAGAATGTAGCTAAAGGTGCAGGTATTGCAGCTGCAGGTGCGGCAGCGGCAACAGCTTACGAAGGTGGTGGTTCAAGAATAAAAAAGTATAAAACAAAATATAAACCAAAAGGTGTTGGCAAAGCTTTAAGAGGATTTGGTAAAGGATTAAAATAATGGCAAAAGTAAAACACGTTAGCGTTCCTTTAAAAAAGGTAATGAAAAAAGTTAAACAAAAAAAGGTAGATAACATGGAGACAAGAATTTACCAAAAAGAAAACAGATTAGCTAAAGATGCTCCATACATAAGTAACAAAACTTATAACAAAGATTCCAGAGAAATAGCTGAAATGAAAAAAGAGTTATTGAAGTTTAAAATAAAACACAACATAAAGGATTAGTATGGCAGATGTAGACAAAGCCATTACCTTTGAAGATCAAGTAGAACTAGGCGTTCGTGATCGTTCAAAAGAAATGGAGGTTGAGGTCGAGGAAGAAAATCCTGATCTTGAAGAGTTTGAGCAAATGGAAGACGGTACCATTATGTTTGGTGCTCCCACGCCACCTGTAGATGATACTGATTTTTACTCTAACCTAGCAGAACAACTAGAATCCTCTGATCTTAGCACCATTAAGAACGACTTAATGACTAATGTTGATTCTGACAAAGACTCAAGATCCGATTGGGAAAAGACTTACAGAGAAGGTCTTGAACAGTTAGGCATGAAGTACGAGGAAAGATCCCAACCATTCGAGGGTGCCTCTGGAGTTATGCACCCTCTTTTAGCAGAATCCGTTACCCAGTTCCAAGCACAGGCCTACAATGAGTTACTCCCATCTCAAGGGCCTGTCAAAACTCAAGTCTTGGGTATGACAACGGCTGAATCTGAGCAACAAGCATCGAGAGTTCAGGAGTTTATGAACTATCAACTTATGCAGGTTATGAAAGAGTATGACTCTGAAACAGACCAAATGTTATTTTATTTACCCTTATCAGGTTCTGCATTTAGAAAAGTTTATTACGATCAAAACTTAGACAGGGCTGTATCTAAATTCATACCTAGTGAGGACTTAATTGTGCCTTACTCGGCTACTGACTTGCATAGTGCTACGAGGATTACGCATGTAATTGATATGTCGCTAAACGATATTAAAAAACTACAACAAGTAGGATTTTATCGTGATGTAGATATATCTATGGGTAATATCATGGCGGATGACTATGATGAGATTCAAGAAGAAGTAGATGAATTACAAGGTGTCAGCCCTAACTACAACGATACTGATACTTGTAAAGTACACGAAATACATACTGAATTAGATATACCGGGCTTTGAGGATTTAGATTCAGAAGGCGAGCCTACTGAGATCAAACTGCCATACATAGTTACCATTGCTAATGATAAGGTTTTATCTATTCGTAGAAACTACAAAGAAACAGATCAATTAAAGCAACGTATTAACTACTTTGTGCACTATAAGTTTTTACCAGGTCTAGGATTTTATGGCTTTGGTTTGACGCACATGATAGGTGGTTTGTCTAAAGCATCTACTTCAATACTAAGACAGTTAATTGATTCAGGTACTTTATCTAACTTACCTGCTGGATTTAAAGCTAGAGGCATTCGTATCCGAAACGATGATCAGCCATTACAACCTGGTGAGTTTAGAGACATGGATGCTCCTGGCGGAAGTTTGCGAGACGCTTTCGTACCGTTACCTTTTAAGGAGCCAAGTCAAACCTTACTCTCTCTCCTAGGTATCTTGGTCGACAGTGGAAGGCGTTTCGCCTCGATAGCCGATACACAAGTAGGAGACAGTAATCAGAATGCACCTGTAGGTACAACGATTGCGTTGCTAGAGCGTGGCACTAGAGTGATGAGTGCGATTCACAAAAGATTGCACGCTTCTCAAAGAATTGAGTTTGAAATACTAGCTAAAGTATTTAGCGAATATTTACCACCTGATTATCCTTACTTTACTGCTAACGGCAACCAACTTATTAAGTCGCAAGACTTTGATGACAGGGTAGATGTCTTACCAGTTTCAGATCCTAATACTTTCTCTATGAGCCAAAGGGTTATGATGGCTCAAGAAATACTTAGAACCGTACAAAGTAATCCTGAGATACATGGCCCAACAGGGTTGCATGAGGCTTATCGAAGAATGTACGGTGCTATGGGTGTGCAGAACATAGAACAGCTTTTGCCACCACCACCTCAACCTGTGCCTATGGATCCTGCTAACGAAAATGCAATGTTGATAGCAGGTACACCTGCCCAAGCATTTGCAGGACAAGATCACGATGCACATATTAATTCGCACATGTCCTTGTACGGAACTATGACAGCACAAGCTAACCCTGTGGTTTTATCTTTGATTCAAGCACATATTTATCAGCATGTATCTTTTAGAGCGTCTGAAATAGTGGATGAGCAGAATGCACAAAATCCAGAGTTTCAACAAATGATGCAACAAATACAACAGTTACCACCTGAAGTATCTGATCAGTATATGCAACAGATACAAGATAAGGTTGCAAAAGATATAGCTGCGGTAGTGTCTCAGTTGACCGAACAAATCAACGCTATGTTTATGCCACCACAGCCACCAGTTGATCCATTGGTAGAATTAAGGGATAAAGAACTAGATATTAAAGCTGATGATGTGCAACGTAAACGTGAAGAATTTGCACAAAGACAAGAGTTTGATGCTATGAAGGCTATGGAAAATAATAAACTTGCAGAACAAAGATTGGCAATTCAAAAAGAAATAGCTACAATGAAGGACGACATAGCTAGAGAGCGTATAGATCAAGCCGCACAATTTAAAGCTATGGATATAATGCGAGGATAATTATGAGTTCAGTTAGACAAAAAGCACAAGCCATACACAAGGCTATGTTAAAACAAGAAGAGGAAATACTAAATGGTAATCAACCGATCATCAATGAAGATGCAAATAACAAAACCGAAGTCAAAGAGACTAAAGAAAAAACGGTCAAAAAAACTTCGACTAAAGCGAAAACTAAAAAGGTAACTAAGTCAGCTCCTAAGAAAAGAGGCAGACCTAAGGGATCTAAAAATAAAAAATAATATAGGAATAACTATGACAAAAGTAAAATCAAGCGTAACCATTAAAGATCAAGGAGAAGTTAAATACTCTACTCCTGAAAAAATACCTAATGCTTCTGCTCCACAACCTAAAGGTTATGGCGGCGGCAAATCAAGAGGTGGTCGTGCTGCACTTAGAGGAACTAAGTTTAAAGGCGTATTTTAATGGGATTATTTAGTAAATTAGCTAAGGCAAAAAGACAAGGCATACCTGGCAGAGACTCTGTTGGAGGTATGGGATCAGCTACGGCTAGACCTGTTGCACCAAGACCTACACTAATTCAAGGTGGCCCAGCTTATTTTACTCCTGAGGGTTATGTACCCCCTGTTCAACCAGAACAATCTTTTATGCCTACTGATGTTATGCGTGATCCAATAGCAGATATGTTTGCTGCTCAACCACCACAAGTTCGTGGGCCTAGCTTACCAAAAATGCCTCCTCCAGACATTCCTCCAAGACCTCCTATAATGTGTTTTGTGGCAGGAACTAAAATTGACATGGCTGATGGAACTAAAAAAGTTATTGAAAACATCATGGTTGGTGATGAGGTTATGGCACTGAACAATACAACAGATAAAGTATCTTATGTGCATGATATTCCTGAAGACGACAGACAGCTTTGGACAATTAATAACAGAATAACTGCTACTGACGCCCATGCTTTTTTAACTGAAGATGGTTGGAAGTCTAATAATCCAGACTCTTCAAATTTAGTTTATGGTGATTACAATATTAAAGTAACCAAACTAACTAAGGGAGACAAACTAATAACAAATGAAGGCGTAGAAGAAGTTACAGATCTTAAAAACGAAGAAGCTTTTACAAAAGTATATAACTTTAGCACTGACGCTACGCATACTTACATGGTTGATGGTGTGGTTTCACATAATAAAATGCCACCAAGACCTCCTTTGATTGGAGGAGAAGAGCCTCCTATTATGGTAGATAAACCACCCGTTGTAGATGAACCCACCATAACTATGGATGATATAGACAGAATAAGAAGAGAAAGAGGTGGCCCTGGAAGAGGCGATATGATGCCTCCGATATTAGATCGTAAAATGATTGATTATGGCTATGGTCCAGGCATTATGCCACCAACACCAGATATATTTTTGGATGATATGGAAACAAGACCTATGCCAATTCGTTTGCCTGAGCCTATGCCTATGTTACCTGAGCCCATGCCTATGCCTATGAGACCAAGAATGCCGATGCCCGGACCCATAGAAACACCCCTACCATCATCTCCTATGCCAATGGCACCAATAAATTTACCAAGATTAGAGTTACCACAAACAAATAGAATAGATAGGCAAATACCTATGATGCCAAGAATGAGAGGAAGAGGTAGATAGTTTAAAATTAGGAGAGAGCTAATTGGACGGGATAAGACTAGCAGAGTATTTTTTAAAAACTTTGCGAGAAAGAGAGAGAAATGCTGTTGACATTATTGCTAGTGGCAATATAAAATCAATGGAAGATTACAAATATGTTATGGGAGAGTTATCGGCGATTCGCTCCTTACAACAAGATTTAAAAGAAACGCTGCAAATGGATGACATCGATGGTTGACAAAGTCGCAGAAAAAACACAATTTGAAAAACATAAAGAACAAATTGCACAAGAGAAAGTAGAAGAGTCCTCAGAACTAGACAAAGCTTTCGTAAATTCACAAGAAAGGGTATTAGATCCTAAACTACTAGATAAATCACTACTTGAAAGAATGCCTGATCCTGTTGGGTGGCGGATACTTGTATTGCCATACAGAGGTAAAGGTCAAACTGAAGGCGGTATTCAGCTAGTTAAAGAAACTATAGACAAAGAAGCTTTAGCTACAGTGATCTGTTATGTTTTAAAAGTAGGCCCTTTAGCTTATAAAGATAATAAATTTGGTCAGCCAGATAGAACAAATAAACCTTGGTGCAAACAAGGTGATTGGATTTTAATTGGCAGATACGCAGGAACTCGTTTTAGATTAGAAGATGAAAACGAAGTTCGTATTATTAACGATGATGAAGTGATTGCAACAATCCTTGATCCAGATGACATAAAATCTTTATAGGAGTAAAGAATGAGCGAAGAAGCATTAAACATAGATGAAACACAAAGCATAGATGTTGAAATAACAGATGAAAAAATAGAAAAGGCAGCCCTTCCTGAAAATAAAAGGGTTGAGGAAGAGGTGCAAGAAAACCCTGTAGAAGTAGAGGTTAGTCAAGAAGTAGCACCTGTATCTGAAGATCAAATACAAGAGGATTTTGAGGCATCGCCTAAAGTAGAAGAAAAAGTAAAAGATCAATCAGATGTAGAAAAAAGAGCAGCGTTAGCCCAAAACAGAATAAACAAAGCTGTGGCACAAGCTAAAGAGTTTCAAAGAAGAGAGCTCATGGCTGTTCAATATGCTAACGAACTTAAAGAACAAAACGAACAATTAAGGCAGTCGCAAAAAACTTTTCAATCTAATTACGGTGATGAGTTTTTAAACAGAGTTGAATCTCAACTGGCATTATCAAAACAAGCTTTAAAACAAGCTACTGAAGCTGGAGATGCTGAAGGTATAGCTACTGCAACTGAAGCATTAAGCATGGCTACTGCTGATAAAGCTAGGCATGAACAATACAAACAACAGCAAAAACAATACGATGCCCAAGAGCAAGCGTATTTAGAACAAGCTCAACAACAGATCTATCAACAAAATCAACCTGTTGAAAATGAATACAATGAACCATCAGACAAAGCTAGAGAATGGGCAAATAAGAATACTTGGTTTGGAAAAGATCAAGTTGCAACCAGTGTTGCCTTTGCAGTTCACAAACAATTAGAGAACGAAGGCTTTGACACAGAGAGTGATGAGTATTATAGTGAGATAGATAAACGAGTGCGACAAGAGTTGCCTCAAAGATTTAACGTGGAAGCAGACAAGAAACCCGTCCAAACAGTCGCTTCAGCCACACGCAACACATCGACTGGACGCAAACAAAATCGTATCGAGTTGACACCGAGCGAACAAGCACTAGCTAAAAAACTTGGAGTGTCATTTAAAGATTACGCAATACAAAAAGCGAGGTTACAAAAATCATGAGCAAAGACATAGATAATAAAACTGAAGATAACAGATCTACTAGAAACTCTGACACTAGAGAGACAAACACTAGGCCAAAAGCTTGGAAAATGCCCTCAGCGTTAGAATTACCTGATGAAGCTGTAGAATTAGCTGAATCACAAGGTATTACTTATCGTTGGATCAGAGAGTCTATACTAGGCCAAGATGACAAAACGAATGTCTCAAAGAGATTTCGTGAAGGATTTGCGGTTGTTAGACCAGAAGAATTACCTGGCTATCATGATTTACCTACTGTCGATGATGGTCGTCACGCAGGAGTAATTGGAGTTGGTGGGTTGATACTGTGCAAAATAGATAAAGAAATCGCAGATCAAAGAAATGACTTTTTTGAACAACAAACCAATAATCAAATGTCTGCTGTCGAGAATGACCTAATGCGTGAAGAGAATCCTGCGATGCCAATCTCGAAAGAGATTAAGTCAAGGGTGACTTTTGGTGGAGGAAACAAAGCCTAGCTTTGTGAACTCTTAAATTAAAATTATTTTATAGGAAAAACAAAAATGGCAAATCAAGATGCTGCATTTGGAATGAAGCCTGTAAGAATGATGGGTGGTTCACCTTATACTGGTGGACAAAGTCGTTATAGAATAGCTGCAAACTACGGAACAAGTATCTTTCAAGGAGATATGGTTGCACAAGTAACTGGAGGCGGTGTAGAAGTACACGCTGACGGTGGCACAGTTCCTATTGTTGGAGTATTCAATGGATGTTCTTACACCGATCCTACAACAGGCGAACAAGTATTTAGTAATTACTATCCTGCAAGCACTAACGCTTCAGATATAATTGCTTTCGTTATAGATGACCCTAACGTGGTCTTCGAGATACAAGCAGACGACACTTTCCCAGTGGCTGATCTGTTTGGAAACTTTGACATCGTTTACACAAGTTCAGGGAGTACCACAACAGGTATTTCAGGATCTGAGTTAGATGTTGCAACAGGTGCTACAACAGCGGGTTTACCGATTAAGGCGATTGATATTTCAGAAGATCCTGAAAATTCAGACGTTGCTACGGCAAACACTAATGTTTTAGTTGTTATTCAAAATCATATCTGCGGCCAGAAAGGTGCAGGTCTAGCTTAATAAGGAGTAAATTATGGCTATTTCAAGATCGCAATTAGCGAAAGAACTAGAGCCTGGGTTGAATGCCTTATTTGGCATGGAATACAACAGGTACGAACAACAACATGCAGAAATATTTGAGACAGAATCCTCAGATAGAGCATTTGAAGAAGAAACCTTAATAGTAGGTTTCGGTAACGCAAAAGTAAAAACTGAAGGACAAGGCGTGGCATTTGACCAAGCTTCTGAAGGTTTTACTGCAAGGTACTCACATGAGACCATTGCGTTAGCATTTGCACTAACTGAAGAAGCTATCGAAGATAATCTGTATGATAGGCTTGGAGCTCGATACACAAAGGCTCTAGCAAGATCAATGGCACACACAAAGCAAGTAAAAGCTGCGTCTGTGCTTAACAACGCATTCTCATCAAGTTTCACTGGAGGAGATGGCAAGGCACTTGTTGCTACTGATCACCCACTAACAGGTGGTGGTACATTTAGTAACAGACCTAGCACTTATTCAGACTTGAATGAGACTTCATTAGAAGATGCACTTATTTCAGTTTCAACTTTTGTTGATGACAGAAATATGGTTATTGCTTTACAAGGGCAAAAATTAATCATTCCACCACAATTACAATTTGTGGCTGATAGATTATTACAATCACCTGGTAGAGTAAGCACATCAGATAATGATATTAATGCTATTAAAAACATGGGCATGGTACCAGAGGGTTATTCTGTAAATAACTTCTTAACTGATACCGATGCTTGGTATTTAATAACAGATTGTCCTGATGGATTTAAACACTTCGAGAGATCACCTCTTTCAACTTCTATGGAAGGTGACTTTGATACTGGCAATGTCAGATTCAAAGCTAGAGAAAGATACTCATTTGGATTCTCAAATCCAAGAGCAGTGTTTGCATCTCAAGGTGCATAATCTTTGTTGATTATTTAAGGGAGCTTCGGCTCCCTTTTTTTTTGCACAAAACTAATATACAATCAAAAGTCTAGGGTTTATTAACTTGTTCTATTAACTGACCTAGCAGACAAGCCAAGATAATAGAACTTATTTTTCGGGAGAAAAATTATGGCATTAAGTACATTTAGTGGTCCTGTAAAATCATTAGCAGGATTCATTTCGGCGGGTAATGCAAATGTAGTAAGCTTAACAGCAGATACAACACTCACAGTTGCAGCACACTCAGGCAAAATATTAACTTGTAATGATGCAGATGGTAAATTTACTTTACCAAGCATTGTCACAACAGACCCGGGCGACAACACAGACCCAAATCAATTAAATAACCTTGGAGCTACTTTCTTCTTTGTTGTAGAAACCGCAGCTACAGATATGGATATTTTAACTGATGGAACAGATAAGTTCGTTGGTGGGGTATATACAGGTGTAGATGACAATACTGGTAAAACTTTTATCTCAGCTGCATCTAATGATGTTATTACTATGAATGGCTCTACCAAAGGTGGACTAGCAGGCAGTATCGTAAAAGTAACTGCTATGGGTTCAGCTAAGTATGCTGTAGAAGGTATTATTTTAGGATCAGGAACTTTAGTAACACCATTTGCTGACGCATAAGGAGTAGCTCATGGCAGATACAGTAACTTCTCAAACCATACAAGATACCGATAGGAAAGCAATTATGCGATTTACTAATGTCAGTGATGGCACTGGTGAGTCTGCTGTTAAAAAAGTTGATGTTTCAGCTTTAAGTGCTAATTCTGCTGGTGAAGCTTGTACTTCTGTAAGTATTGCAAAAATTTGGTGGATGACTGTTGGCATGAGTGTTAAGTTGGAGTTTGATGCTTCAACTAATGTTCTACTCACGCACATACCTTCAGATGCTACTGGAGATGAATATTATGATTCATTTACAGGCATACCAAATAATGCAGGATCAGGAGTAACTGGTGATATTGACTTCACAACTGTTGGTCATAGTAGTGGCGATGCCTACCATATCATTTTAGAAATGGTAAAAAACTATTAATGAATGGTTGTAAAAAGAAGAAAAACTAAAAATATAAGTAGAACGACTGGTAAGGGCGGTAACTTCCGCCCTACCAAATCTGGTGCAGGCATGACTAAAAAGGGTGTGCGTGCTTACAGAAAAGCTAATCCTGGTAGTAAAATTAAAACAGCAGTAACAGGCAAAGTTAAAAAAGGTAGCAAGGCTGCAAAAAGAAGAAAGTCTTATTGTGCTAGATCAGCAGGACAATTAAAGCGTAGCTCTGCTAAAACAAGAAACAATCCTAATTCAAGAATTAGGCAAGCAAGAAGAAGATGGAAGTGTTAAATGGCTAAAGCAAAAAGTGGCGGTAAAATATGTCCAGCTGGTAAAGCTTGGGCTAAAAGAACTTTTGATACATACCCTTCAGCTTATGCAAATATGGCTGCATCTAAATATTGCAAAGATCCTAACTATGCTAAAGGATCAAAAAAGAAAACAAAGAAAATGAAGAACGGTGGACTTGTTGGAATGAGGGGACAAGGCATTGTTATGAAAGAAAGACTTAGATAATGGGACAATTAGCTGAGTGGAGAAGACAAAACTGGGTGCGTATAGGAACAGATGGTTCTATCAAAGGCCCGTGTGGTACAAGCAAAGATAAAAAAAATCCAGATCGCTGTTTACCAAAATCAAAAGCACAAAGCTTAAGCAAAGCAGAAAGAGCAAAAACTGCAAGGAAGAAAAAAGCAGCAGGATCAAAAGGAAAGACTGTTGTTGCTAATACTAAAAAAGCTAGAGTATCCATGAAAGACGGTGGAGAAGTTAGAAAAATTGCAAGAGGTTGTGGTAAAGTAATGAGCAACAGAAGAAAGAAAACTAAATATTCATAGGAGTGAATTATGTTTAAAAAAACTAAAGGCTACGCTATAGGCGGTAAAGTAAAACAAAAAAACATGAAAAATGGTGGGTATATGAAACCTAAAGGAATGAATAAAGGTGGAGTAATGAAACCTAAGGGATATAAAAAAGGTGGAGTAATGAAACCTAAGGGATATAAAAAAGGCGGCAAAGTATAAGGGGTTAAGATGGCTTACTTACAAAGCAGCATACCTTATTTTAAATGCTGGGTTAGAAAAGAATATACTCATAATCACGAAAAATATCACGGTGAATTTTTACACGCTTTAGTCATTGGCGTTACAACAATTCAAAAACGTTGTTTATCATTTCAAGTAATTTTTACAGGTGCAGAGACTTACGATACAGATGAACCAAATGTTCATGGTGGAGCTATGTGGGCAAGAATGCCTATAACAGCTATTGTTGGAGACACTCCTTTTGAAGAATGGCCTGAGCCTATGGAAGTTTGGGCAGCACAACCTTGGGATTGTGCATCTCGTACACACAGTATATATGTATTAGAAAATTGCTCTCCTTGTCCTTGGATAGCAAAAATTGATGGTAAATTTTATCCTGCAAAATATTATTTTACTGTAGATTATACAGAATCTGATACTGCTGATGATCCTGCCCAACATAAACAAAATCATGTGCTTGAGCTTTTAGATGCAGGAAAATGGACAGGAAATATAGTTGCTTTACCTAATAATAGAGTAAGAGTTACAAGACCTGCACAATTTGAATTAGGAGAAGGTGCTCCAGATTTTAAACCTTCTCAACATATTCATTACAGCAAGTCTGATTTAGATTATACTTTAGATGTAAATCAAGTGTTTGACAATTTATATGCTTCAGAGGAAGATAAGGATTAATTATGGCAACATCAAGTAGTACAAATTTTGAACCAGATGTAACTGAGTTTGTTGAGGAAGCTTTTGAAAGATGTGGGCTAGAACTTAGAACAGGTTATGATCTTAAAACAGCAAAACGATCTATAAATCTTATGTTAGCTGAATGGGCTAACCGTGGTCTTAATCAATGGACTATAGAACAAGCAACTCAAACTGTAACTAAAGGGACTAATCAATATACTTTAAACTCTAATGTTATTGATATATTAGATTGTTCGTTAAGAAGAGATACTGATGGAACAAATCTTGATCTGCAAATGACAAAAATTAGCAGAAGTGAATTTTTAAATATTCCAACTAAATCTACTCAAGCTAGACCCAATCAATTTTTTTTAGATAAGCAGGTTAGTCCTGTTTTAAATATATGGCCAACACCAGAGAATAGCACTGATGTGTTGGTATTTAACAAGTTGGTAAGAATGGATGATGCTGATACAGCAACCAACACTATGGATATGCCGTTTAGATTTTATCCTTGTTTTGCAGCAGGTCTTGCTTACTACATAGCTATTAAAAAAGCACCAGATAGAGTGGTTATGTTAAAACAAATGTATGAAGACGAGTTTGAAAGAGCTATGTCTCAAGACGAAGATAGTGCTTCTTTTAGAATATCACCTTATTTAAGAAACGGATACTAATATGGCATACGCAACTGGTAAATATGCAATAGCCCTTTGCGACAGGTGTGGGTTTGAATACAAGTTATCTCAACTAAAAGAGGAATGGAATGGACTAAAAACTTGTAGAGATTGTTTTGATCCTAAACATCCACAACTTGAGCCACTACCACATGTTTCTGATCCAGAAGCTTTATATAAACCTAGACCTAACAATGATTTAGAAATAGGAGAAGGAGTAGTTTATACTAATGACAGTGATACTAATTCATCCATGACTGCTGATCCGATAGGATCTAAAATATTAGGTTATGAAATGACAGTTTCACTTGGCGAGGTTACAATAACAACATGACATTATCAGAATTAAAAACATTAATACAAAACTATACTCAAAATACAGAAACTACATTTGTAGCCACATTAGATGATTTTATTAAAAATACTGAAGAAAGAATATTTGAATTAGTACAGTTTGATTTCTTTCGTAAAAATGTAACAGGCACATTAACATCAGATAATACTTACCTTACAACACCTTCAGATTATCAAACAAGTTTTTCTTTAGCAGTTATAGACGGCAACGGAGATTATCATTATTTAGATAAAAAACATCCATCATTTATGCGTGAATACTCTGTTGATCCAACTGATTCAACTTTAAGAGGGTTGCCAAAATATTATGGAGAATTTGATAAAGAACTATCTACAGCTTCAAACAATGGTTCTACGATTATTGTAGCTCCAGTACCAGACTCAAACTACAATGTTGAGTTACATTATTTATACAAACCAAATTCTTTAGTTACAGATACTACAGGCACCTGGTTATCTAGCAATGCTAGAAACGCTTTATTATATGGAAGTCTAGTTGAGGCATATATATTTATGAAAGGTGAGGCTGATCTATTACAACAATACGAGCAACGCTTTGCAGGTGAAATAAATAGATTAAAAAATCTTGCAGAAGCTAGAGGAAGGAGAGATGAATACCGCTACGATTCTTTGAGGACAACGGTATCGTAAAATAAATGAAACAAATTGAAAGTCTGAAAGGCAAAACAGTTGCTATAGTTGGTATGGGAAAAAGCTGGTTTGATTATTGTTTAGCAAAATCACACGGAGCTGAATTTGATGAGGTGTGGGCTATTAATGGAGTTGCATCAGTTTGTTATCACGACAGAGTATTTATGATGGATCCTGCATCAAGATTTCTTGATACAGAAGATGCAGGTGGTCAAACTAACGGTTTGAGAGATATGTTGCAACATCATGAGGGTCCAATATATACATGTGAATTAGATGATAGATGTCCAGGCTTAATAAAGTATCCTTTACAAGAAGTCATTAGATCAACCAACTGTCACTACTTAAATAACACAGTAGCCTACGCTATAGCTTTTGCATATTGGAATGAGGTTAAAACAATAAAAATGTTTGGCATAGATTTTTCTTACAAAGAAAATTTACACTTTGCTGAGGCTGGTAGAGCTTGTGTAGAGTTTTGGTTAAGCAAATGTATGTCAAATAATATTCAAGTTGAAATAGCCAAAAGCTCACCACTTCTTGATGCAAACGTAATACCAAACGAAAAGTTGTATGGTTATCATAGGTTAGATGATCCTTATGTTGTATTACCAACAGAAGATGGATTAAATATAAAAAAAGTAAGTGATTTGAATATGATAGCTAGTGTGCAAAAACCCACGTTAATAGATCGCAACGACTCACATCTAAAACCACCTGAGCCAAAAAAATGGTAGATAAAATAACACCAGCAGGTATGCCTGAATTAGGTCTTATAGAGGCTAAAACAAGTAGTTATGGTGGACACTCACCTGAGTTTTGGGCAGAAAGATTAACAGAAAAAATAGTTAGCAATAGCAACAGTGAAGACCCTTACATAAAAGAACAAGCAAAAGCCTATAAAGATTTGATTTACAATGTTTGTTTGATTTATATAAAAAATGCGTTAAAATCTTACAAAGCTACTTTGATCCAAGACTTTATTAAACAAGGTGATACAGAGTTAGCAGATATAATTAAAAGGATTTAATATGGCTATTACATCAACATTAACCACAAGTTTTAAGAAAGAACTTCTTGAAGCGGTGCATAACTTTAAAAACTCAGGCGGAGATACTTTTAAATTAGCTTTGTATACAAGCTCAGCTACCTTAGGTGCAACAACCACAGCTTTTACTACAACAGGACAAGCAAGTGGCACTAACTATACATCTGGCGGTAATAATTTAACCAGAGTAGATCCTACCTCAAGTGGCACGACAGGTTTTACTGATTTTGCTGATTTAACTTTTGGTACTGCTACTATTACTGCTAGAGGTTGTATGATTTACAACTCATCTGATAGTAATGCGTCTGTAGCTACAATCGACTTTGGTGGTGATAAAACATCAACCGCAGGAGATTTTACAATAGTTTTCCCAGCAGCAGCAGCCAGCACAGCTATTATAAGAATAGCTTAACATAGCCTTTTATGGCTAATATAACTGGTTGGGGTCGAGGCACGTGGGGTCAATCTACGTGGGGTGAACCTATACCAGTCACACTATCTGCACCTAGTGCAGGAACTTCTGCTTTAGGCACTGTATCAGTAGTAGCCAAAGCAAATGTAACACCAACAACCCTAGTAGCAACAGCAGGAGCACCCACAGCAGGTGTTAATGCTCAAGCTATAGCTGTAGCTACAAGTGCGGTAGCGTCTCTTGGTAGTGTAAGTGTAGATGTAGATGGTGAGGCTAATGTAGTAATATCTGGCCTTGCAGGCACGTCTGCCTTAGGATCTACCAGTGTCCATCATAATGCTAAATTTCATATAACTGGCGTATCTTCCACTACATTTTTAGGAACAGCAAACACTACAGCCATTGCAAACGTGTATCCAACAGGAGTAGAAGGAACAGGATCAGTGGGAAGTATATTAATTTGGTCTAAGATAGATGATACACAAACACCAAATTGGGTAGATGTAGCTTAACTTTTATGAAAAAACAACTTATAATAAATTTGAACGGAGATAAATATGGCAACATACGTTAATGATCTTAGATTAAAAGAAATAGCAACTGGTGATGAGTCAGGCACATGGGGTACCAGTACGAATACCAATTTAGAGCTTATAGCAGAAGCGTTTAGTTTTGGCACAGAAGCAATAACCACTAATGCAGACACTCACACTACCACCATAGCAGATGGATCAACTGATCCCGGTAGATCAATTTATCTTAAATATACAGGCACTCTTGATAGTGCTTGCACAATTACCATAGGCCCAAACACCGTATCAAAACTTTGGTTTATAGAAAATGGTACTTCTGGCTCGCAAAATATTATTATATCTCAAGGTAGTGGTGCTAATGTAACCATACCACCAGGTGATGTAAAAGCAGTATATTCAGATGGAGCTGGCTCTGGTGCTGCAATAGTAGATGTTTTTGCTAGTCTTAATGTTGTAGACTTGAAAGTACAAGATGATCTAACTGTAACAGATGATGCAACTATAGGTGGTACTTTAGGGGTTACAGGTATTGTTACTTTAACAGATGATCTTATTATTGGTGATGGTAAAACAATAGGATCGGCATCAGACGTAGATGCTATGACTATTGCTGCGAACGGTGAAATAACATTAACACAAACTATGATTGGCACACAATTTAAGGAAGGTTCAAACGTAGTTGCTACTAACGGAAGAGCTATAGCTTTTAGTTTAGTATTTTAGTAATATAGGAGACAATTATGGCAACACCAAATATAGTAAACGCAACTTCCATAAACGGATTTAATGTTTGTGGTGCAGTTACAACCTCAGCAGTAGATATAATAGATGTTGCTGCTGATAAATTATATAAAATAAACACTTTACTAATATCAAATGTAGACGGTTCAAGTGCAGCAGATGTAACTGTATCAGTATCTAATGATAACGGTTCAAACTATTACCATATAGCAAAAACGATTTCTGTACCAGCAGACTCAACATTAACTTTATTATCTACTGATCTTTACTTAGATGAAACAGATTTGTTAAGAGTTCAAGCTAGTGCTAATAGTGATTTAGAGTATGTAGTTTCTGGTGTAATTATAGATGATGCGTAAGGAGTTAGAAGATGGCTCACTTTGCAGAACTTGATAGCAATAACAAAGTAATACAAGTAGTTGTAGTATCTAATGATGATGTAGCTGCTAATGGTGGAGACTATTCATCACAAGCAGAAACCTTTGTAGCTAATCTAATACCACATTCAGAAAATGGCGTTGCTTGGAAACAAACTTCTTATAATGGTAATCAACGCAAACAATATGCAGGCATAGGACTTACTTACGATGCAGCAAAAGACAAATTTATCTTACCAAAACCCTTTGCTTCTTGGTCGTTAGACTCAAATGATGATTGGCAAGCACCTGTTACTTATCCAAGTGTAGATAAAATTGAGTCTAATCCTTTACTTATTCTTTGGGATGAAACTAATAAAAAATGGTTAGGTAAAACTTATACAGGTGAAAATTTACAAACTGAAACAGACTACGAGTGGGATGCAAGTGGTCTATCATGGAGCGAGGTTTAAATATGTCAGAAGGTAATGGTGGAATAATTGGACCAGACAATACGGTACAGACAGGTACGCAAAGTGCAGTAATAACTACTTTTAATGCTAGTGGCACTTTAACTACAGCGACTCATACAACATCTTTACAATATTTAATTATTGCAGGCGGTGGTGGAGGCGGAGGCCACCCTGTAGCTCCAACATTTACTGTAGGGTCAAGGGGGGGCAATTCTTCTATAGCAGGTACCCCTATTTCAACTGTTCAGTCAAGCGGTGGCGGCGGAGGTGATACAGGTTATTTTGTACCTAATCCTGGAACACAACCTGGAGGTTCTGGTGGTGGCGGAGGTCGTTACGCTACTGGTACAGGTACTACAGGTCAAGGTTTTGCAGGTGGTGCTGGCATAAGAGCAGCACATGGCGGCACAGATTTATCTGGCGGTGGCGGTGGTGCAAGTGAAGTAGGACAAGACCATCAACCTCATA